TGACGAAGAGTGAACTTGTTTCACTCGTACCTCCTGAGGCACTCGTCAATGAGTACATTAACTCTTTCGACAGGGCTGAGCGTAAGAACAATTGTTTTTATCGCATGGTTTTGAAGGATGAGTTGATGAGTGCTTCTAAATTCAAAGAAGGGCGCATCCGAAAGATTAATGGTGCGCCTCTTCGACATACTTTGACGTCGGGTGTTTTCTTTAAATCATTCGACGACCGTTTGGCGGAAACGAGGGGCTCCCACAACATCAAGATTGGTGTAAATCCGTGGAGTCTCGAGTGGCATCACTTGCACGAGCGCTTATCACGATTTAAGCGTTTTATTGTGCTTGATTTTAAGGGCTTCGAGTTTACTTGTTGTCCTGAAGAAGACCAGCTATTGATGGCACTGAGGCGAGCTTTCATGAAGGAGAGCGTTTTGCCCCTGTTTGATTTGGTCGTTCCGCAGCTTTACTACGACCATACTTATGCTCTGTCTGTTGACACGAATGGTGACGTCTGGCAAGTGGTGGGTCATACCCAAAGTGGTGATTTTAAAACCTGCCATGATAACTCTCTGAAGGCTGAGATGTATATCCGACGATGTTGGAATGCTTTGCGGCCAAGTAAGGAGTATAAGCTCCAAGACCACACTGAACTGTGTGTCTTTGGTGATGACGTCGTAATCGGTGTTGACGACAATTGTGATTGGTTTAACCCCAGAGCGATGAAGGAGTATTTGCAAACCAAAGGTGTGGAAATCACTTGCAGTGATAACTTCGTGACCTTGGAAGAAGTTGATTTCCTATCGCTCTATTTCACTTGGTGTCCTGAATTGGGCATCTGGGCGTTCAGACCGAAGAGAGTGGAGAAGTTGCTACTTAGTGCGTGTTGCCACATTCGTGGCGATACGGATGCACTTCAGCTGATGCGTGTGCTGCAAATACAGCGCATGTTTACCTTCGATCCAGTTAATTGGGCTCTGATGGACAAGATCATTGATATGCTTGTTTCAAGAAAGGGTCCAATGAACCGAGGGTGCAGCGAGTGGCACAAAGTGCTCTCTCAACGAATTTCCAGAAAGAAGGCCATGTATCTTATAATTGAGCCTGAAACCAAACCTCCTGAAGTTTTCTTTGAGGTTGTGAATGAGTGTGGGCGCCCTGTTTCCACGGCGCCCAAACACAAAATGTCGACAAAACGTATCGTTAAGAAGTCGACAAAGGGGAAAAAGCCAAAACAGAAATCTTTGAAGGCGAATTTCGCCTCTTTGATCGGGGGTGCAAAAGGCCGCAAACAGAATGTGGCTAACACTCCTGCTCTGCCTACCGGACCTAGGGCCTCTCGCCAAGCGAAAAAGAGGGAACTCAAGTCCGAGTTGCAAACCCATGCATATGGTGGAGCTTCTCCTGGGAGAGTGAATTCCGCACTTG